CCGTTTACGGTTTCACCTTACGGTGGATTGTCTAGGAAAACCTAGCTTACTCCATCAATTAAGTTGAAGCTATGCGGCTGATGGGTTACCATCAACGATTGAGTCAGTGCGACTCCATGACTGCTCTTCGAGCAGTTTCAGGGCCAATGGCCTTGCTACCAAATGGTAGAGGTGCAAAAGCACCTTCGTAACAGGGTCGCCCATGAGAGCGCCCCGCTGTGTAATGAAAAAGTCAAGTACTTTTTCGTCATCTAGGAACTCGACTTGTCGAGGTCCTAGTAAAGCAAACATGATTGTTTGACGGTACCAAGTTGGGAAACCCATCTTGGAAAACAGGCGATTTAACATCACCTGAGACATGTAGGGGTCACAGTGATCTGTGGCCTCTGACCAGTCTGTCGAAAACAGACAAAGATTCTCAGTTCCTGAGAAAATAAATTGAGCGTTGGGATTACCAACGTTCATACGCTTGAAAAAATTCCAAGCATGAGCAGCGGCACCTATGCCGCTTTCACTGGAGGGTATCTTCTCCAGAAATTCCAAGCACATGTGTGATGCTGGATGTAAGAATGCGGCGTGCGCAATCGGTGTTACCGTTATAGCACGGTACTTTCCTAGTTCTGCAACTAGGCTAATTCTCATTGACATGAGATTCTTTTCGTAACAGGAGGACCTGTCACGAAATTGTCCACAAGAATAGTGGAAAAGCATCTCGCCGGGAGATGAATTGTCCTTTGTTAGGACTGCGCCCGTAAGGTCGCCGGTCTGGAGGTTTACCTCCTGAATTTCAGGATTCTCCTGCAGAATCCTCCTGGTGGCCTCTAGTTTACCACCTTCTTTCACCTTTGTGAAAAACTCCCCTGAATCGGAGAGAGATACTTTTGCGGATGAAACTATCCGCTCCCACATTTTATTGTGGTGTGTGGTGCTTAACAGCACTTCATTGTAAGTGGAATCAACCACTTTGTGAAGCAAGGGCATGATTGCCTTTGCATGCTCCGGCGAAGCCGGAGTTGTCAAAGTAACTTTGACTTTTTGTAACGCATCTGCGTACATAGACCGGGGTGGAACCCCGGAAGCTCTGGTTTGACAGAGGATACTTGCTTTATACAAGTCCATTGCATTTGAAATGCTAAGAAGAGAGAGAATTCTCTTGTAGAAACTCAGTTCTCTAGGAACTGAAATGTTGGCATAATTGCCAACAGTACGGAAGGCTTCTTCCTTGATGGATTTACGTAAATCCTTGATCCCTTTGAAAAGGGAGGTCCTTTCGGACCCATTATGAAAGTAATCATATAATAAATTGCTAATTAAGCAATTCTGAATCTGGTCAATAAATGTCCAGGATTGTACCCAGGGAACCTGGGGAAACGCAAGAATGACTTGCATAATCACGCCATCACATGTGGCTAAAACTTGGTTCAGCTTTCGCGCTGCACCAGAAATAAGTCGTTTTGAAATGACTTCTGCATGGGTTTCTGGCCCATTTGGACGGGTAAATCCCGCAAATAAACGTGCTAGCACGTGCTTGTTCGCAGGCGCAAGCCTACGATACCAATATGTACCCTTAAAAAGGGTCGATAGCGCAACTTTAACAGTTGGCAATTCTGAGAACCTATAGCGTTCACTGAGACCAGTTATTGGTCGAGGGAGTTTACACTCCCAAATATTGTCAGCATTGTGACAAACATGGACTTTTGGAAAGTCCTTTTCTTCCTTATAGGTAGAGATATGGCCTGTCAAAACAGTCCGATTGAAGTCGAAAAGACTTCTATGCTGTAGCTCGGGGCTACAGGTACAAAGGTGTTCACCTTTCTTTCCATATTTTAAAATATGGGTAGAGCAAAAGCTCTTCAGAGTCAGAACATCTGACTCAAAGTCCCACGGAAGTGGGACGTTCGCAGCGATAGTTAAATCGCTACACATTGCCTCAAATGAGGGCCCCGGTACTAGCCGGTCTACGAACCCTATTTATTAGGTTCAGGCGATTTCCCGCCTTTTAGAGCCGTTAGGCTCGTTCAGATGTTAGTGTAAGAGCAATTTAAGCCAACTAACAATAAAACTCTCGAGAGAGAAAAGCCTGAGTGCTT